ACTTAATATAATAAATATTATAAATAAATGAAAGGAGAATGACTATGGATGCACAAGACAGTTTAAGTGATGCTTTACGGCATTTGGAAAACAACGAGACTTCTAAGTTTAGAGATATTATTAATGATGTTCTTGCATTCAAAACAAACGAAAAAATAGATTCAGAGAAAATGCGTATTGCATCTACTCTATACAGTTCCGAGGAAGATTCTTATGAAAACGCTTAAACAACTCAGAAAGATCCAAGAAGCTGGCGCTGACGATTATGTTGTCGATCCAGATGACGACGAAGAAGCACTAGAATATCAGCCTAGATCTGATGGTGAGATTGAGTTTGTTGATTTACACTCTGTTGAAGTAAGCAATCATCCAGCTGCTCCAGAAGATCAACATGTAGCTAAGACATCACACAACAAACATAAAGGTGTTGAACATCCTGGTGAACCAGTAGTAAAACAAGGTACTTCTGGTGACGTAAAATTTGCTAAGTTTAGAGAGAAAATTACAAAAACACCTCTTCGTAAAGGTGATAAGAGACAGGGTGACTTCAAGGCAGGTTCTGTAAAAGAAGAAGTTGAACTTGATGAAGCCAAGAAAGTTACGAAGAAACAACTTCGTGATTTAGAAGATCGTAACGAACATGGTCTAGTTGCTCTAAAACTTGCCCAGTCTTTTGGTACTCCTGCTGAAGTCAAGAAAATTCAAGACATCAATAAGCGACATGATATGAAAGGTCACATAGAGTATAAAGACCAAAAAGAAAGAGATGCTATTGCTAGTAAATATTGGAAAATGGCAGAAGAAGTTGAGTTTATTGATGAAGCAGAACAAGTAGTTACTCTACCAAAGGGAGTTGGTTTCTATGATACAACAAAATATCCTATTGGTGGTAAATTTGATAGAGTTACCGATTCAAATGGTTTAAAGGTCACAGTAAAAAGAAGATTTAAATTATACAAAGGAACCGATACTGAAGGTATGACTTCTGATGGTAAAAAGGTTGCTTTTCAAATGCGTTTAGCAAAAGAAGAAGTTGAGTTTATTGAAGAAGCAGTAAAAGCAGGAACAATTAAATTAGAGAACGGCAAGTCAGTAAAGGTAACAAAAGAAGATGCCGTTGCATTCAATGCTGTTCTCAAAGAATTAAATCCGGAAAATCGTAAGCGTATGGAAAGTGAAATGATGAAAGATGAAAAATCCTATAAAAATATGCTTACATTTGCAAAGAGGACAGTGTGATGCCAGTAACAAATAATCATAAAAAACCTGCTGGATATGTAGTTTTTAGAACTACTGCTACTGATGGTTTGAAACTTAATACAGCAAATGGTAAACAAGGAGCCAATGCTATTGGTGAGACTGTTGGTGAAATGGTAATATCAGAAGTGATGTGGAGCGTAGATGGTACAAATAATTGGAACGTAAAAAGAGGTTCTAATACTGTCGCTGTATTTGCTGGTAGTGGATATCATGATTATCAAGCAAGTGGAATGCAATTAGAACTTAATGACGCACAAAGAACATCGAACGTAGATATTACACTTTCTGGTGGCAACGGCGTTATTATCTTAAAAATGCATAAGAAGTCAGGAGAATAATATGAAACTCATCACGGAAGTACTTGACATCGGTTATGTGACCGAAGCCAATGAGAATGGTGAGAAAGATTTTTATATTGAAGGCATCTTTATGCAGGCCAACAAACAGAACCGTAATGGTCGTATCTATCCCACAGATATTCTTGAAAGAGAAATAAATAGATATAACAAAGAATATGTAATGAAGAATCGTGCATTTGGTGAACTAGGTCATCCCAGTGGACCAACCATTAATCTTGAAAGAGTATCACATATGATTAAAGAACTTTACCAAGATGGAGATAACTTCATGGGTAAAGCGAAGATTATGGATTCACCTTACGGTAATATCGTAAAAAACTTAATCAAAGAGGGTGCCACTATTGGTGTTTCATCAAGAGGTATGGGTACTCTTAAACAGAAAAATGGTGTCAATGAGGTACAAAAAGATTTTTATCTTGCTACCGCAGCCGACATCGTTGCAGATCCTTCCGCGCCAGATGCATTTGTTCAAGGTATTATGGAAGGGGTTGAATGGATTATGGAAGGTGGGAAGTGGACACAAAGATTTGTGGAGCGTTCTCAATATGATATCAAGAAAGCCAATAAAGCCGAACTTGAACAAACAAAATTGCGTATCTTCGAGGATTTCCTGAAGAAACTTTAATGTAAATATGATAATTTATAAATAATTTAAAAACAAAAAGGAGCGTGTAAATGTCCGATGAGAATCTAGAAGTTCTTGAAGACGACTCTGAAGATCTTCAGGAATTTAAAGCTTCAATGGGCGATCCCTCAATGGTTGCAGATCCTGCACCAACGAAGGACTCCTCACGTCCTGCTGATAAGGACGGCGGAGAGAAAAAGCCTGTTGCTCAAGGAAATTCACCCAAGACAAAGGTTGGCATGATTAATGCCATGATGACAAAAATGCATGGTATGAAGAAAGAAGATCTTTATGCTGCATATTCAAAGATGATGGGTGAAGAGACTGAAACAAACGAAGAAGATATCTTAGAAGATATTAAAACTTCAGAACCAATCACTGTAACAAGAGATGACATCGATCTAGAAGATGATGTTAAAGCTCTATTCGGCAACGAAGATCTTTCAGAAGAGTTTAAAAATAAAGCAACCACAATCTTTGAGGCTGCTGTAATCACTAAAATTAATGAAAAGCTCTCCGAACTATCAGAAAAGATTGAAGCCGATAATCTAATCGAATCTCAAAATAATCACGAAGACATGGTAGAAAAGATGGATTCCTATCTTGACTACGTAGTCGAACAGTGGGCCGATGAGAATCGTCTAGCTATGGAAAACGGTATTCGTACTGAGATCGCTGAAGAATTTATTGGCGGTCTAAAGAAACTTTTCGAAGAATCTTATATTGATATTCCAGAAGATAAGGTAGATATTCTAGGCGATCTATCCGATCAGGTAGATGAACTAGAAGAAAGCCTTAACAAGGAAATCGAAAAAAATGTTGAACTCAATGATAAAATTGAAGTTCTTGTTAAAGATTCTATCGTTTCAGAAATTTCCGAAGATCTAACTGTTGCAAATAAAGAGAAGTTTACTGACTTAGCTTCTGCTGTTGAGTTTGTTTCAGAAGAAGACTATCGTGGTAAAGTTTCCATGATTAAGGAAAGTTACTTCGCTGATGAAGATAAGATTGAATCTATTATTGACGAAGAAGAACCACTCGAAGAAGAGGTTCGTAAGAAGGTGACTGGAAGCATGGCACACTACGCCGCTGCTATTTCTAGAACTGTAAAGAAATAATGATTTCTAATAAATAAAAATAATGGTACTAAAAAGGAGTTAATACCAATGTTAAATGAAGAACTACTCAAGAAGTGGCAGCCAGTTCTTGAACATCCAGATCTCGGTGAGATCAAGGATCCTCATAAGCGTGCTGTCGTTGCTCAACTACTAGAAAACCAAGAGATTTCTGCCCGTGAGCAGGGTTTTGGTTCTGGCGGTTATCATTCACCAACACTACTAGGCGAAGCAGCACCAGTTAATGCTATGGGCGCTTCTTCTTCTACCGCTAGTGACGGTTCAGTCGATATTTTCGATCCTGTCCTCATTTCACTAGTTCGTCGCTCAATGCCAAATATGATCGCATACGATATCTGCGGTGTCCAGCCAATGACTGGTCCAACAGGTCTAATCTTCGCGATGCGTTCACGTTTCTCAACTCAAGGTGGCGACGAAGCCCTCTATAACGAAGCAGTAACCACATTTTCTGCCTCTGCTTCTGGTAATACTGCATCTCTCGGTGTTATTAACGACGCTGGTAATAATGCTCAATCTGGTAGCGATCCAACCGATCGTGCATCAGGTACTGGGTATACCGTCGGCACTGGCATGACCACCGCTGAAGCAGAAGCTCTCGGCGATGGTTCTACGAACGCATTCCAACAAATGGCTTTCTCAGTTGAGAAGGTCTCTGTAACTGCTGTATCTCGCGCCCTTAAAGCTGAGTACACCATGGAACTAGCCCAAGATCTAAAGGCTATTCACGGTCTAGACGCAGAAACAGAACTATCCAACATCCTATCTGCTGAAATCCTCGCTGAAATCAACCGCGAAGTAGTTCGTACAATCAACTATACCGCTACCGCAGGTGCTCAGGATAACGTAACAACCTCTGGTACTTTCAACCTAGACGTTGATGCAAACGGTCGCTGGTCAGTAGAACGCTTCAAGGGTCTAATCTACCAGATCGAGCGCGACGCTAACCAAATCGCCAAGTCAACCCGGCGTGGTAAGGGTAACGTTCTAATCTGTGGTTCAGACGTAGCTTCTGCCCTACAGATGGCTGGTGTTCTTGATTACACTCCAGCACTCAGTTCCAACCTAAACGTAGACGATACAGGTAACACTTTCGCTGGTGTGCTACATGGTCGGGTCCGCGTTTATGTTGACCCATACTTCTCAAGCGCCTCTGGTGATCAGTACTACACCATTGGTTACAAGGGTTCAAGCGCATTTGATGCTGGTCTCTTCTACTGCCCATATGTTCCACTACAGATGGTTCGTGCAGTTGGCGAGAATACCTTCCAACCAAAAATTGGATTTAAGACTCGCTACGGCATCGTCGCTAATCCTTTTGCAACAACCGCTGCCGATGGTGCTATCTCTTTTGCGAAAAAGAATATCTACTATCGTACTGTTACCGTTTCAAATCTTATGTAATAATAAGATTGGGTTTAACCCAACGAGAACTAGAGGGGGGTTTCGGCTCCCCTCTTTTTTTTTATAAATAAATAGTTGATATTATAAAGGATACATTGTATGGCAACTCCTGATAACAAAAACTTTTTAGGACAGACAGGTTTCAGATTGGTATTAGATAGAATACCAACAGTGTCATATTTTTCACAATCAGCTAGTATACCTCCAGTATCTATTGGTACTTCTAATCAAACCAATCCTTTTACTGATATTCCTCTTGCTGGAGAAAAAATTACATACTCTCCTTTTAACTTGACTTTTCGTGTAGACGAAGATATGATAAATTATCTAGAGATATATAATTGGTTAGTTGGATTAGGATCACCAGAAAATTTTGACCAATATAAAAACTTTCAACAACTTAGCAGAAATCAGAGAAACGTATCTGATGCTACTTTATCAATTCTATCAAGTAAATATAATCCTAATCTTCGTGTAAAGTTTCAGAATATGTTTCCCGAATCTCTATCTGAACTTACATTCTCAACTACTGTTACTGATATTGATTATCTAGAAGCCACTGTTACTTTTAGATATACTCTTTACACAATAGAGTCTGTGTGATATAATATATTTTTAATCGTGAAGAAGGATTTAAATCTTGAAAATTGAAGATATTGCCGAAGCTTGGAGAAAAGACGCTCCAATTGATAGTGTTGAACTAGATACAGAAAGTTTAAATATTCCCGTATTACATGCTAAGTATCTATCAATATTATAT